TCCCCCGCCAATCGCGCCGTTCGTCTCGTGTTCGCAGTCCTCGAAGATCATTCCCTCGACAATCGGATGCGTTGCGTTGTTACCGATCCGAAAGCCATTGTGGGTGGTGCTGTTGCTGTAGGCGTTTATGCCCGTCCAGCGAGTGAAGCTGTCCTGCACAGGGATATCGACATAACCTGCACTGTAGACGCGCGGCGACTCTCCGGGTGCGGCCTTCCACCAGACATATCGCGTCGGGTCAGCCACGATGTCGCTGATGATGCCCACGTTGCTAAAGTCCGAGTCGGCGTAGCAGACGAACTCAATGCGCTCGTTGCTGTGGGTGAGGTCCGCGCCACTGCTGCCGATGTTCTCAACGTCAGCCTCGGCCAATCCCAGGGAAGCGTAGTCGCGCGAAGCCGTGCCGACCGTCCTCGTGATGACCGTGGGCGCAACGAACCCATCGGCCTCGAAGGCCCCAGGGTTACAGCTCGCCCCGCTCCTCGCCACGCCGTTGATGTCGGTCGTCGGAACGTCGCTGTTGGTTCCAGGGCCGACGCCCTGCTGCCACACGTCGTTCCCGGTGACGTTCGCGAGCGAGCCGTTGCTGCCCATGTAGACCGCGAAGTCTCCTGCACCGAGAGGCGTGGAGAAGCTCGTGGTCGCGGTGATCGGGTAGGGGGAGCCCTGGATGGCGGCGGGCCACTGCCTAGATGAGGTGCTGTAGTTATTAGATCCAGACTGGGTAACAGATCCGCCACCGCTCAGGTTGACGAAGACGCCACCGCCTAAGTTCAGGTTGTTGATTAGCTCCACATCAAGAGGAGCCCCTCGACTTTCCAACTCCCAGTATGAATCAGTGACCGTGGTGTTGTTGACCGCCCTGTAGTACCCAAGGCCAGTCGGTCCGGTCAGAAACCGCATCGCCTTGAAGTTGGTGTCTTGCTTGAGGACGCAGTTTTCTAGAAGTCCACGGCTAGAAGACGAGGTGTTTCCTGTCGCAAAGAAAGCGTATTGGGCAGTTGTGCTGTGAATCAAGCATCCAGTAACAGTCCAGCCAATCCCAGCCTGCACCGCAAAGGTCACTACGCTTCCGACAAACGAAAGGGCTTCAAAGCGCGTGAAGTCGTCGTAGTTCGTGCCAGCTGTTCCGGTGCTTGATATATGGACTCCAGCCCCGAACACGCCCCCGTGCTCACTTCCCGCCGCAGGCTTGTACGTCACTTGCCTCGTCGCGTCCGTCGTCAGCGAGCTACTGAATGACACGCTCTCCGAATACGTCGCCGCATCCGCCTCAAACACGATGGCCCCGTTGTTCGCCACTAGATCCGTCCCGCCGAACTCCGCAGTCGCGATGCTCTCCACCGCCGCTTCCGCCAGCGTGAACGTAGCGTAGTCGCGCCCGGTCGGGCCGATGGTCTTCGTGACGACGGTAACCACGGATCACGCCTCCTTGTCGGTCGTGATCGCCTGGATCTCGGCCCAGGTCTTCTCAATCCCCGCGTCGTGCGCCTCGTCCTCCGGCACCCACGTCTCGAACTCCGAGCCCGTGAGCGTCACCTGATAGCGACGCTTGCCGAGCTGCTCCGGCGGGTCCTGAGTGTCGTCCTCCCACGGTTCCATCAGCGCCACGACCTCAGGGTCGTCGTGCTCCTTGTCGCTGATGTAGCAGAACAGGAACCCGCTCTCGGTCGGCGTGACAGCCGAGCCGGGGTTCTGGTGGCCGTCGAGGACCTGCACCACGTCGTTGTCGTCGTAGGTCAAGCCGCCGCTGGGCTTCGCGGTGATGATGAGGGCGTGGGCCATAGATTAGTCGGGGTCGATGTAGGTCTGAACGAAGTCGTTTGGGTTCGTCGTGTCTGTCGTGGAGTCGGTCCAGATCATGCTTCGGCGGATTGCAGTCTGCGCCGCGCCGAAGCTGTTCTCCGCGTTGCCGTCGTGAGTCCAGAGTCCCATCTCCTTCGTGCCTCGAGTGAACAGGCCCTCGACCACTTCGTCCACGCTCGAGCCCGTAGCTGCCAGCCCCAGGCAAGCTCGCTCGAAGAGGTCGTTCAGGACAATCGTATCCGTGTCCACCTGCCGCACGGTCAGGCGCTTGATCCCTTCGATCACGTTCACGAGCGCCGTGCTCGTCCCCGTCCACTCGCTCACGTCCACGATGCGGTCGCGGCCCAAGAGCACGCCGAAGGTCTGGTCCGCGAAGGTGGCGATCTTGCCTGAGCCGCTATCGGTGACGACGCCCGTGGTCGTGCTCACCGCTCCGTCGCCCGATGGCCCGACCGTGATCGTCTCCCCCGTCCAGGCGCTGGCGACGAACACCTGCCGATCCTGCCCTCCGATCGGCCCGATGAACGCCTTCAGCTCCACGTCCCCCCCGCCGTTCGTGTCCACCTCGAGGCGCAGCCGGAGCTCCTCGCGGAACTTGATGAGCTTGAAGCCATCTGCCACGACTTGCTTCGCGAGAAGCGTAGGGACGCCCACGCTGCCGCTGGCGCCAAACGTCATGCGCCAGACCTCGAGGTAGAGGTCGATCGCGCTGGCGTTCTTCAGCGGGTAGGCGACGAACAGGTAGCCGTTGACGCCTGCCACGCTGTATTCGTTCTCGGAGCTCGTGGCGCTCACCGCAGGATGCCCGCCGCCTGCTCGCAGGAAGACCCCGTTCCCGAGCCATCCGTTGTAGATCGGCACCGGGTCGATCGGATCCTGGCCGATCATGCTCCCCGAGAAGTTGGCGCGACGACTGAACGAGAGCGTCGTGTTCTCGTCGTCTGTTGAGCCGCTCGGGTCCACGGTGCTCAGGCTGCGCCGCCCCATCGCCGTGGGGCTTGAGCCCCCCGTGCCCTGCGTGACGGCGCCCACGGTCCCGCCGCTCACGACCGAGAGGTGGAATGCGGCCTCGACGCTGAGGCTGTCGTGGTTGAGTACGTCCTCCTCGCGGCAGAGGATGGCCCGCATCTTCCGCAGCTCCGTGTCCACCTCGTCCGTCATGTGGACGGGGATCGAGCCGCCCGGCTGATTCGGCTGCGGGATGAACAGCGTGGCGTTGTCGCTTGTCTCGAGCGGTCCTCCTGCTCGCAGAGGGAAGGTGGCGTACTCCGACGCCCCAGCGTTCAGGTTTCCGCTCGGGTGCCAGGAGAGGAAGTGGAAGTGATACGGCGGCGAATCATAGTCACCACTCCCGTCCGTCGCCGCCAGCCAGTCCGGCGCGTCGAAGTCTTCGTCCTCGGGGAGTAGCTGATCCGCCACCGACATCACGCACCTCCGACCGCGCTGCGGAACTGACGGCTCTGGCTGATCGCGTTCCGGATGATGTCGGTCAGCGTGTCCTTCCTTTCGCGGAAGAGCATATCCACGCTCCGAGCGTCCACGGCGTTGATCTCGACCGTGACGTTGGCGCCGCCGCCGCCCTGCATCTCGACGGGGATCGAGCGGCCATCCGGAAGAGGCACGACGGCCTCGTTGTATTTGCCTTCCCCGATGAGCGCGACGTGCGGCTTGTTCACGATGGGACCGCCGTTCGCGTAGCCCTTCATCGGGAGAGCTCGGCCCAGGCCACCGGAGACGATGCCGCCGTTCGCGAGAGGCGTCATCTCGCCCACGCCACCTTCGACGGTGCCGCCGTTTGCCAATCCGCCGAACATCGTGTTCCCAAATCCCATCACCCCGATCCCCGCAGCGATGGCCTGGAAGATGAGCATCTGGATGATCATGCGCCCGATGTCGATCAGGAACTGCGAGGCGAAGTCCGCGAACGCTTCCTTCGCGCTCTTGCTCCCGTCGATCATCGACACGAATGCGTCGGTCAGCCCGTTGCCGAAAGCCACGATCGCGTTCTCCGTGATCGCCGCGATGTCCTCGCCCATCGTCGTCATGCGCTTGCGGAACTCCTTCACGCCATCGTTCATGCCGCTGATCTTGCGGGTCGTCTCGCCTGCTTTCTCGTTGAAGCCCTGGGCGGCGGCTGCGGCGTCGTTGTATCCCTGCGGCAATTCCCCCACGATCCCCTTCAGCATCTCGAGGTGCTTCGTGAGCTTGGCCGCAGCGTCTACCTCCTCCGGCGACGTGAGCTCGATCGTGCCCATCTGCTCGAGGGCTTCGTTCACCTGCTGCGCCAGCGCCGCGTAATCTGTCCGCACGCCTGCCGCGCCTTCCCGAACAGCCGCGAAGATGTCGCTGATCGCAGGCACATCCTCGACGATGGCATCCACGAACTCCGTCACGTTGCCCGTCATCTCCGTGAACGTGTCCGCGATGAACGTCCGCAGCTCCGACTGAACTGGGCCGAGCTTGTCCCCGAAAGCATCGAGAGCTTCGCCCATTTGACCGATCCAAGTGCTGCCACCCTTCAGGTCTTCCGTGGATGCGGAGAACTCTCGCATCCCGATGGATGCTTCCTGCGCGGCCTTGCCCGCATCTCGCACGAACTCAGGGACGATCGCGTACTCCCCGAGCGCGACCAGCGCGTCTCCGATCGAGTCCACCACGTCCGCGACTGTGTTGATGAGCGCCTGGAAGACACTGATCGCGGTGTCCTTGATGAAGATCACCACCGCGTCGAGAGCCTGATACCAGAGGCCCACGGCTTCCACCGCGAGCCGGACGACGCTCACGAAGTTGAAGCCCAGGACCCCGAGCAGCAACTTCAGAGCACTCCACATCGACTTGATCGAGAAGAACACTGCGTCCAGGCCCTGCTCGAACAGGTAGAGCACCAGCTTCACGGTGTTCCACATCAGCTTGAACGCCTTGCCCAAGAGCGTCACCGTCCCTGCGACCGCGAACACAGTGGCGTCAACGCCGCCCATGCCCTGCACGAACTTGGCGAAGTTCGTGAGCAGGTTTGCGATCGTCGGGATGACGACCTGCGTGAGCACCTCCGTGAAGAACTCGAACCCGATGCGGACGGCGCCAATCACCACGTCGATCCCGCCGATGTCCTTGATGGTCTCGCTCAGTGCAACCTTGAGACGCCCCCCCATCTCTTCCTGAAGATCCGTCACGGCCTCGTTGAACTGGATCGTCTGGACCGTGAGCGAGTCCTGCATCCGCAGGAAGGCGCCCTGAGCATCCTGTGTGCCCTTCATCAGGATCGACAGGCGCGCGATGACCTTCTCCTGCTCAGTCAGCTCGCCGTTCGCATTCGTCAGCCCGAGCGCCAGAGCCTCTTGCGCGATCTTGTCCTCGTTGATCACGACCGCGAACCGCAGCGCCGATCGGTTCATGCCGACCATCACGGACTGCATCGCCTGGATGGCATCCTCCGTATCACGCACTCCAGGGTTGAACGCGGCGAGGTCTGCCGCGAGCGCAGTCAGCCCTGCCGACATCCCCGCCGCCTCTTCGCGAGCGAAGCCCATCGGCACGAGCGTGTCCTGAAACGTGGACATGAACCCCATCACAGACCCCTGGCCCAGCTTCAGCCCTTCGCTGATCGACTCGACCATTCCCAGCGCCTCGTCTTCAATGCCTTGGAAGACTGTCGCAAACTTCGCCTGCGTGTCCTCGAGGTTCGACGCGGCCTCGAGGAAGGACTGTCCCATGCGAACAGCAGCGAAGCCGATCGCTGCGCCTGCCGCCGTGGCGGCGAGGGCCGCGTTCTTCATGGCCCTCCCCGCCATCTTCAGCGCCTTGACCATTCCGGCGCGAACCGTCTGAGCGAACTTCCGCACGCGCTTCGAGAGCCCCCGAAGCGTCTTGCTCATGAGATCCTTCAGCCGGATCTCATACGTCACCTTCTCGTTCGCCATCAGCGTCGTCCTTGTTTGGTTCGAGCCTGAGCGGCTCGCTGTTCACGCTCTCGCGCGTCGGCCTTGATCTGCTCAATGCGGCCCCGCTCGCTGTCGATGATCTCGCACGCCGCCGCAAAGCCGCGCGTCTGATCCAAGAAGCCCCCCGCCACAGGCAGGACGCTCCTCGAGTCGAGCTGGATGTAGGATCGCATCAGAAGGTCCACGCTCATGCGGTCAAGGGGAGTCGCCTCCCCCATCAGCGCGGTCGGGCATCGGTGCTGCGGCACTCGGTTGATACCGCCGCAGAGTTCACAGTCGGGGTCGTGGCCGAGGCATCGGTTGCATCCGATGTCGAAGACTGGCCGGGTCGCCGCTTCGTCGCAGCCCCAGGCGGCACGCATCTCTGCCGCCCTCGGGTCACGGCACCGAGCGCAATCTGGGAAGCCCTTGCCAGCGGCTTCCGCTGCGTCTGCTCCCCAGATGCGCTGCACGGCGACCCTAATCAGTTTCCCTCGTCTTCGGTGATCGCGCCCCGCTCGAGGATCGCGTTCGTGAGCTCCTGGCGGTACTTCGGCAGGAGGCGGTCCAGGCACTCGTCCGTGATGTGGCGCGGGTGCCCCTTCGTAATCTCGAAGGAGACCTCCTTGCCCTCACTGTCGCGGAAGCCGGACCAGCCCCGCAGGCCGTGACGCAGGACCGTGAGCTGGTGCGTGCCAGCGCGGAACGAGAGCTCGTCCGCGCCAGCAGTCGCCAGGATCATCGAGTCGCTGACGCTCGCCTCCTCGGCCACGGTCAGCCCGCGAAGCTGGAAGACCGTCTGTTCGCCTTCCGGCGCAGAGCGGTCGTCCTCGAGGACGTAGGGGAATGTCGATTTGGGATCGAGAGCGATCGGCATGAGAGCACCTCCGGATGCTCGAGGGTTATCAGCGGAAGAGAAGCTGGAACTCGTTGTCGGCTCCAAGCGTGCTGGATGTTTGGGTTCCACCATCAGTCAGCAGGGAGGATCCGTAGGTGCCGCCCGTGAGCATCGTGGTCGAGTCGAGGATCGAGATCGTGTCCCGCTCGCCGTCCGTGATGCCCGTGAACTGCGCGGCAGCGCAGCGGAACTCGACCTTGTTCCCGGCAGTGTTGCCGAGCGTCCACCTCAGGCGGGACTGCGCTCCTGACAGGAAGGCGTTCCAGAAGTCGTAGTCGCTCGAGAGCACCATGTCCGGGTTGAACGTGAGCTGCGGGGAGCGGCTCTGGATGATCGCGGAGCGATAGCCTGACCGCTGGTTCGTGTTCTCGTGCATCGTCGTCTCGTTGCCGAGCGTGAACGTCAGCGCGTTGAACAGGGCGCCCGTGTAATTCGCAGACGCTACGTCTGAGAGTCCGAACTGGAGGCCCGTGTTGATCCACGCCGGGGGCACCTCCATCGTGTAGTTGTAATCAGTCGGGTCACTCCCCTCGACGTAGGCGTTGAGGGCGCCCATGAAGGTGAAGTTGATCAGCGCACGGTCGCCGTGGACGAACGCGATGTCGAAGGTGCCACGGCACCCGACGCCCTCGACGTAGCTGCCCGCCTTGTCGAGATAGAGCCGGATCGTGGCGCTGGTGTTCGAGTTCGTGTCGTCGCTGTTCGCAGACTTCGGGCGGTAGCCCACGCCGATCTGCGTCTCCGCACCTCCTGGCGTGTCGAGGGTACACTTCGCAAGGCTGCGCTGACCCACGATCGTCGCATCAGTTCCGCCCGGAGCTGTGGCGTTCGTGGCAAGGAAGTCCGAGTCCCCGAAGGTGTTGTCCCCGAAGCTCTCCGCGACCGCGCTCGCGAAGCCTCCAGAGACCACCGCGTCGATGTCTTCGCGGTTGAAGAACGTGTGCGGCACCGTACCGCTGAGACCGTAGGTCGTCGCGTCCACGTCGTACTTGAACACGTTGGCCTTCTCAAGCCCGCACGCCAAGAGCAGCGCGTCGAACTCCGGGGCCGTTCCGGACGCGACTCCAGTGCCAGGGCCGCAGAGCTCCACGGCGAAGGTGAACTCCACCGTTGCGGCAGGAAGGTTCTTAGCCGATCCGGCCACCGTCATCGGCGCACCCGTGAACGTCATCGTCTTGGGCTGACGCTCGAACTGAAGCGGAGTGATCGTGAACGTCGGGGCGACGGTCTCGATGAAGTCCGTGGCGGTGGTAATGGTTGCTGCGGTGCCGCCCGTGGATTCGGTCGCGGCGAAGAGCTTGCGGTCGTAGTTGCGGAAAGCCATGAGTCAGGTTGCGACGTTGAGGTCGGTTCGGCGGGTTCGATAGATGATCTCGATCGAGAGTTCGGCAATCGCCACAGGCTCCTCGATGTCGGTCGGATAGAACACGCGGTCGGACGTGAGCCGCGTGTCGATTGCAATTCCTCCCCGAGTGATGTCCACGAGGATCGCCTTGTGAACGTCTCGGATGAAGTTCTCGAGCTCATCGACGGCGCTCGTCCGCGTGCGGATGACAAGCGTGGCGTCGATGCGGTAGTGCCCTGCGATGGCGAGCGTCGTCGCATCTCCAGGCGGATCGTAGTCCGTGCTCGAAGGCGTCAGGATGATGGCCGGGTACTCCGTCAGCTCGATGGGCACGGAGTCGATGCGAGTCACTCGAGCGACGGACGTGTAGTAGTCCGAGCCCGCAGTGATCGCGGCCAGCGTGGTCTCGAGGTTCTCGAAGACCGCCCTCTTCACCGGGATGCCGCTAGGGGGCATGGCCGAACTCCTCCAGTAGCATCGAGAAGCTGTAGAGGTTCGTCCCCACACTCTGAAGGACGAGCGGCTGGTCCACGATGCGGACCTGAATCGTCTCGGTCTCCGGAGCGCCACCGTCGTGGGCCAGTCCGCGCAGCGTGATGTCGAGCGGCTCGCAGCCGCCCTTCGTCTCCGCGTACAGTTCCTGCGCTCGGTGGAAGTCGGCCAGCGTTGCCGTCTGGGACGCGACTTGGAAGCGACGGACGAGGCGGTCGCCGTTCGGGAACACGCTGCTCATGCGCTGACGGTGCTGGATCATCGCGCTGTCCACGTCGGACATGATCCCGTCGCGCATCAGAGTGACGACGACCGGGAAGCCCAGGTCGATGTCGAAGGTGTCCACGGAGGCGTGCGCCATCAGGTCGCCCCCTCCCCTCGGAACGTCTTGTCGATCGCGAGGCCCAGGGCTCGAGCGATCATCTCTCGGTTGTTCTCAATGGTCACGCCCATCCGGAGGCGCGGCGGGATGGCGACTGACTTCTTCAGCGCGTAGATCGGGACCGCCTTGCCGCTCGGTTTCGTGATCATCACGGCGTTGCCTGCGATGAACGTCGGGCCGTAGTCTTTTGTCCTGTAGCCCCTCCCGTCCTTCACGATGTCGTAACCGCTACGCTTCACGCCTCGAGCGGTCATCGTGATGGGCAGCGGGATCGTGAGATACTTCCTGGGCGGGTTCGGCGTGATGTTCGGCAGCGTCCCGCCAGCGCCGACCGTGCCGTACTCCTGGGTCGCAGCGTAGAACGCTCGGCGGCTCCCCGCGCGGAGCACGATCCGAAGATCCTCGAGGGTGCG